GCCTGGAAGAAGGTAACCTTGGGGTTACCGGTCAGGTAGACGTCCTGGGCGCCATAAGCTACGAGCTGCATAAGTCCTCCGGCCATTTTACAATACCCCAAGAAAATAATCTGGGTGAACCATCCCGCAGCGCGCCTCCTGAGTCCCCGAATTTTCCAAGCACACAGTAAATGTCTCACCCCCAGCACGATGATGAGTTCGATGATGAGATAATGCCAATGGAGTTTGATTTGGCCGAGGCCCTCGGCGGCCTGCTGACCAACGAGGATGGCAACAACATCGCCGGTATCCTGACGGACCTCGACTCCTCAGTCAAGGAGGTGGTACGTCAGCTGGAGATGCACAATAAGATTATGGTCAAGCTTCTTACCGCCCTGACACCAAAGCCCACCCAGGGAATTTCAGCCCCAGCATAAACTCCTGACATAGCCTAACAAGAAACCCACTCAAAAACATGCATGTTTTTGACTAGGTTTAAAAAATAAAACTGCTCCAAATACAATGAACACGATCGAGAAGGATTCGACACCTGAGAAGGCTCGCGAGATCCGTCTCGAGGTTCACAAGTCTGAGATCAACCTCCTTACAAAGGAGGATATTGAGGTTTTCCTGAGTCAACTGGAAGAGAAGGACCTCTGTTACAAGCAAGAAGCGGTGACACTTCGCATCGCATTTCAAATCTATTTCCACGAGTCTGAGCTTGGCCCGAATGGCCCGCACCAGATTGACATTGGCCGGGTTGCTGAGCAATGCGGAATGAAGAAGCGGCTGCTGAACGAGCTCAAGTTTCGGGCTCGGGCTCTGGAGGTGGCGTACTGCCCATCTGTGGATTTCGAAGGTCACGAGTTTACCATCATGCAGCGCATTGAGCGCATCATCCAGATGTACAGCGACTCGTATGAGCTGATTCTCTACCACACCCGCATCATGGAGCGGCTCAACTCCCCGTACAGCGTCCCGATCCCTCTCGATCATGACGGATCGATCTTCAGGTATTCTTCGGTTGATTCACCGGCAGACGGTGACAAGGAGAAGGATCTCACCCCGTGGCAGCAGCTCCTGCTATATCTGCTGCACGAAGCCTACCTAAGCAAGTACAAGCGCTACAAGGATCAGTGCTTCCGTGAGATTAAGACATTGGACGGCAAGTCGACTCGCGCATGGGAGCCAGTTATGGAAATTTCTGATTTTGTATACACCAAGACTCAGAAGGAGTGCAAGTATGACATGTGGCGCAACTTGACGAGCAAGGGTGGATGCGCCAAGGATACCATCAACTACCTCGGGACGTGTATGGATATCCAGTTTCCAGACATTAAAAAGAATCGCAGTGTGTGGTCCTTCCGGAACGGTATCTATATCGGTAAGTTCTGGGATGCTGAAAAGAAGCTCTACATCCCCAAGTTTTATGAATACGATTCAGATGAGTTTGACCGTCTCGATCCAACCATTGTCAGCTGCAAGTACTTTGACCAGTACTTTGATGAGCAGAAAACAACCGAGGACTGGTACAAGATCCCAACTCCGCACATGCAGTCGGTGATGGACTACCAGAAGTTTCCTGAAGATGTGGCTCGCTGGCTGTACGTGTTTTGCGGTCGCCTCTGCTTTGACGTCAGCGAGATGGACAGCTGGCAGATTATCCCCTTCCTCAAGGGTATTGCAGGAACTGGCAAGTCCACAATCATCACCAAGGTTTGCAAGAAGTTTTACGAGTCTGACGATGTCCGGACACTTTCAAACAACATCGAAAAGAAGTTTGGACTTGAGAGCATCAAGGATGGCTTCATGTTTATCGCTCCCGAGATTAAGGGTGATATCCAGCTTGAGCAGGCGGAGTTCCAGTCGCTGGTATCTGGTGAGGATATCTCGGTTGCGCGCAAGTTCAAGACGGCTCAGAGCGTGACATGGAAGGTGCCAGGCATCTTTGGCGGTAATGAGATGCCAGGATGGAAGGACAACTCTGGCAGTATCCTTCGCCGTCTCCTCGTCTGGAACTTTGGGCGCCAAGTGGTGGATGCCGACCCTACTCTTGACATGAAGCTCGATTCTGAGCTCCCTCTCATTCTTCAGAAGTGCGTCAGGGCGTACATCGAGTATGCTCAAAAGTACAAGTCGGTCGACATCTGGAATGCAGTCCCAGACTACTTCAAGACGATCCGGCAGCAGGTGGCGATGGTTACCAACGTGCTGCAGAACTTCCTCAACTCGGAGAAGCTCAAGTTTGGCCCGGACCTCTTCTGCCCTCAGAAGCTCTTCATTTATTCGTTCAACCAGCACTGTCAGGAGAACAATTTGGGCCGTCACAAGTTCAACCCCGACTTTTACGCTGGTCCGTTCAGCTCGAAGGACTTGGAGGTGCGTACCGAGTCCAAGACGTACAACGGCCGCGCTTATATCTCCCAGCCCTTCATCTATGGGGTTGATGTGGTCCAAGAGGGCGCGAACCTAGAATTTTCTGAGGACTACTAGTAGATGGATGACATCGAGCGATTGCTCGGTAGAAAATTGCCCAAGATAACAGGTGATGTTTTTCTCCCTGAGAATGACTCAGGTCTAACACGGTCTCAACTAGCTCTTATGCGAAAAGTGGTTGGAAAACGTAAAGAACTCAAAAAAGCTCGGAACGTACGGCGAGGAAGAGCATACAAGCTGTCCCAACTCAAGTTTATGCTCTTCAACGCAACTGCGTCTACAGACTCGGTTGATGTTGTGCAACTTTTCAATGACCTGACAACATCTAAACCACCCGGATTCATATCCGCAAGCTTAAAGGGTGGTCAATTCAAGGAGCTTGCAAGAATCAACTCGAAGAGTGTCATCCCTCTGAAGAGCACCGGGTACCGACCCAACCAGATTATGATCACCTTTGATCTGGGTGGCAAGCGTAACATTGTCAATGTGTTTTCGAATGGGTCCCTGAGACTGTCCGGTGCGTCAGATGTCCAGGATGTGGTCCGCTTCACCGAGAAGCTTGTGGGTCCAGTGGAGGGTCTGATCATCTCGAATACTTCCGGTCAGCTGCGTATCAACAAGTACATTGCTCTTCCGGTGCTGTATCAGAACTTTCCCAAGGAGATGCTTGGGGCGGCTGGTGGTAGACTCAGCTACGAGACTGACCCGGATCTGCGCACCCCTGGTCTCTCGTACAAGTACTCGGCCAAGTTTACACGCCAGGTGCCCTCGGCAAACCAGGGTCTTACCAGAGTGCCAGTAGAGCAGGCGGTCGCTGAAGCGATATTCGGCCGCAGGGTACGCATGGAGACAGAGGAGTACAGAGAAAAGTTCTTTGTCATTACATTCTACAGAACTGGAGCTATACAATTCAGAGGTAAGGTGGCTGATGTAGGCTCTATGATTAGTTTCATTCGTGGTATCCTGGATGCGGTACAGGATTCGGGTGCACTGGTGCCGAGCATGCCAGAACTCGAGAAGCCAGTGGCCAAGACAGAGCGTCCATACAAGACTCGCTCGAGCAACCCACCAAACCCCCCAGACTCGTTCGAGGGTGAGTGCGCCCCTGGATACTACTGCAGACCCAACGCACAGGGGTTCCCTTCGTGCTACAAGATTCCAGAGATTAATGCTTCGTCTCGGCGTACTGTCGCTGAAGCCTACCGGGCAGCGGGTGTGCCGATACCAAACAAAGTGAAGGCTCTGTTTGGTATCATTGGTCCCAACTCAGTCAACTACGGAGTCAAGTTGACTCTGGAGAAGCAGAGGTTTAGAAATCGCGAGATTGAGGTGCTGAAAATTGGTGGGCGTCAGTGCTTCCGGATGTCAGAGGATCAGCTCGAGAGTGTAGCTCGGCGCCTAGAGATTCCTGGCATACGAAAGGGGATGGGGGTTGCAAAGATGTGCGAGAGACTCAAGAGGGCTGCGGAGATTCAGGATACGCGCCAGAATGCAGCCAACTTCACAGTTGATGGACAAAAGTATTACATAATGGGTAATTCGATTAAAGGCGCGACGCGGAAAAACGGCAAGCCCAACCCCTCACGCAAGTGCGCAACCCTCCCAGTTGAAGTACTGAAGAGATATGCACGAGCTTTCGGAATCGACCCTGAGGGTAAGTCGAGACCTAAGATTTGTGCAGAGATGGCTGCAAAGAAGAGTGCAGCTCCATTAAGAGCACGCGTCGCCTTCACACCAGCAGCCCCAGTGGCTCCAGTAAAGACTCCAGTTGTACGTGGACCGACCCGCAAGGAGAGCACAGACGAGAAATCGCGCCAGCATTTTATCAAGTCGATGGGTAATGTACCCTTCACTACTGAAAACATCCAGCGGTACATAAACACCCCTGCCGGTTACAAGCGAGCGGCATTCATAATGCAACACAAGAAGAATCACGCACTTACAAAGTCTATCCGCACAAACAACATACCTGAGTCAAGTCGCTCACAGTTTATGAAGAATGTGATTATGTTCGCCAAGACGAAAAAGACTGGCAGATACCCAACTGCTGAACAAGTCGCGTCATACAGAAACACTCTCGCAGCCAAGTATCGTAACGTCAGCGGAAGACAATACGGTGCCGTGGGTTCAGGGGGGGCAAAGGCAAATGTTGAAACTATGTGATTTTCATTACATCAAACACCTTGTGCATCAAGTTGTACAATGTCGAGTCATCACCAATGTTCTTGGGATCGATAATCTCAAGCTCAATCTGGTACGACATATCTTCGTCACAGTCGGGATCGTCAGGTGAACCCTGAATCGCCGAAACGTCTATGACGAGATTCTTGCGAATAAACGAGTGCCGAACTCGGCTCTTCGTCTCTTCGAACACCTCCTCCTCCTCCTCGGGCTCGTACGGAACCTCAGTTGAGATACCGAGTCGAACATCAAACGGCTGGTCCTCCTGAGAGTGATCCACCACCCGGACCCGATTCTTGACAATACGCTTGACGTCACCCGTCTCAGGATTGCACACAGCCCTGCGGCCATTCAGACCGTAGTAGATGGTATCCTCTGACTTGGAGGTTTGCTCCCACCCTTTGTACTTGGCTAGATTCTTGAGTGTGCGCTCGTACGCCTCCTTACCAACATTCGTGTCGAAGCGTCCCCGATTCATCTTTCCGAACCGAAACTCGAGTTCGACATGAGGAATGGTGCTATGCGACCGAATAACTGGCGCAAACGTGGCAAATAGTGACTCCATCTTAATCAATTAGGGATCCTAGCTTTTATACTAAAGTTTATGAAGCCTTTATAGATATGAGGGGTCTCGTAAATCTCGGGAATACCTGCTATTTCAATACTGCTGTCCAGTGTTTACTGTATACACCAATTTTGACGAATCGTTTCCTTCTTCATGGCTATACTGGAGACTGTTCGTTTACAAAGGAGTATCACAAACTTGTAAAGGAGGTGTGGCTGAGCAAGAATACAAGTCCGATTCATCCTGGTGAGGTTCTCAATGAGTTGCGGAGTCGCTACAGCCAGTTTCGGAGTTGCGAGCCCAACGATGTGCAAGAGGTGGTACTCTGCATCATTGATGTGTTTGAAAAGTCTCTCGGGCTCGAGTGGATCCATAAGCACTTTTATGGATCGGCCAAGTCTGTAGTGACATGGCCCGAGGGGACATCATCCACCTCAGAGGTGTTTGCGTGCAAGATGCTCGAGCAGAATGAAGATTTCTTTGAAAAGTCTACAACAATCAACGGATACAAGGATTCCTCTGACAAGGAGTGGCCAGAGGCTGAGGTTCAAGTCAAGACGGACTCACTAGGCACCATCTTCATGGTTAGCTTCAACATGTACCAGCAGAAGCAGAAGGTGCACCTACCAAAAGAACTCAAGTTTGGTGACACAAAGTACAAGGTTTATGCAGCAGCGATCCATCTGGGTTCACACCTAGGTGGTCACTACGCAGCCATTGTGAGCCACAAGGGTGGATGGCTCATAAAGGATGATGATATGATTACTGATGTTGACGATTTTCAAGAGACTGGGCCGTACTACTTTGCCATGTACAAAAAGTCGGTCAATTGAATATTTTTTACTCCTCTGGCTCCTCTGGCTCAGCAGCCTTTGCATTCAGAGCCTCCTCAATGAGTGCTGAAGCACGGGACACTGGTACATCCTCGTCAGACTCGACAACGGGCTCCTCCTCCACAACGGGCTCCTCCACAACCACTGGCTCCTCCGCAACGGGTTCCTCCTCCGCAACGGGTTCCTCCTCCACAACGGGCTCCTCCTCCACAACGGGCTCCTCCACAACCACTGACTCCTCGGCCACAACGGGCTCATATGTCCGGAGCCAATCGACGCCCTCGTTCACCTGTGCTGGCAGAATTTCCAGATTCTCACATATGCTGAACACACGGCCGGGAAACCAATTGATCCCACCCGTCTCCTCAAACTGGAAACGGAACATCTCCTCGTTTACTGGATCGAACTCAGAGTTCACTAGGGTAAAATCGGTTACGCTCACATAGCTTGTAGACTCTGCATTTTTCAAATATGAACCCTCCTGAACAAACGTGGCCGGGTTGACATCTGAGAGAGTATATTTATCACTTGTAAGGGACCAAAAGAGTCCGGATGAAGGATCCGACAGGGTGAATGCCATTTATAGTGTAGTGGGATTTAAAATAACGAGTCCTATCCCGAACTGATCTGGCTTTTCTACAAACTTTATCGTTTTGTATCGTGTTGCGATACGTGAAAAAGTGTCACGGACATCTGGACAGAACTTGTCAACTATATCATGGAAAAACACAAACTTGGCAAACCCCCTGACACTCTGAAAGTCATGGATAGGTCCTGGATGTGAATGGTTACCATCAATAAATACCAGATCCCAGTCATCGAAATTGTCATCGACTGATCCGTTTGTGTGGTATGGTTCTACATATTTTTGAACTAGAGGGTGTATACATGTCCATGTATCAAGCGTCCTGGCTCTGATGTCGGGGCAGACGTGCGCTCGAAGAAAGTTGTGAATTACGAAAAATGTGAATCCATTAAACGTTCCTATATCAAGATAACTCTTTACACCCGCCTTCTTAAATATATCCTTTGACCCCCACAGAAACTTGGCAAGTTCCATTGGATTTTGCCAAATACCACCCTCACCGTTGTCCTTCATACAGAAGGCCCACTCTTCATATATACTTCTCGTGTCGTAATACAGTCCAATATCGCAGATGAGTCTACACAACTCATCGGCGTTATTTACTTGGCCAACCTTTTCCAGGTAATTCTCCATTTATTTAAACAAGAATTCAATTTGCTGTATATTTTCGCGGATGTTCACTAGGGTTCTATCGTATGTCCTGCGGTTGTTTGGGTGAGTCTTGTCTGGACGTTCCTTGATGACATACCACCCACACTCCCCGTAAGCGCATTCTACAATCTTCCCCTTGAATCGCGTTGGCGGGCCACAAGCAGTCAACCCAGTAAGAGTTGTGATGTAGGTTGGCCCCTGGATAAACAGTCCCATCACTGGGCTTCCATCGACAGTGGCATCAACGTCACACAAAAAGTCAATGGTGATGTGCTCACGCGGCTTCCACTTGAAGAGTGTCTCGTGTGTCCCCATACGAATCGGCTCGTTGATGGGGGTGAATACGAGGCCGTCATTCTCTGGGCTGAGTGTGTCGAACACCTTCTGAATTTCAGCAAGAGGGTACATCGGCTTCACCTTGACGGATGGGTTGAGCGGTGTCTTCAGGATGACAGAGCACAGCTTCTGAGACTTTCTGAGACGCTCAGTGAGAGGCTGCATCATAACATTTTCGCCATTCAGCATCACTGCGTCATATACAAGATACTTGTCACCTGGCATCAACTCCCCGTCGAGTATGGTGTTTTTTGGCACGGTAAGTGTTGTGATGCGGCCCTCGAAGGCGCGATTCACCAGAATGCACATCTTTTTCCCCTGAAACTCGAAGCACACCAGCATGTTTCGAACACCGTCATTCTTTTCGCAAACCAGGTACGGTTGAGATTTGAGTGCGCTAAAGTGCCTCCGCTCAATCGAAACTGGTTGAGGTCCCGGGAACCGCTCCCGGTCGAAAGAGCCCCAACTCACCTTTATAAACTCTTTAAGGGCCGTCTCGAGTTCCGAACCTCTCTCGACGTATTTCATTGTGTGTACAGGGTCAGTCATCTCTAATACTTGGGACTTCAGGGTTCACACTTTTTGGGGACTGGCTGTACATTGACACCCGCACTCTCCATAATATTGGAGATGCACTCGTGAGTGTAATGTAAAGTACACTTTGCTGCGCTACAAGCGCAAATCTTGATACCCAACCTTAGTAGAGTGTCGAAAAACTCCTTGGGTGAATCAACTGGGAGCTTTACCGACTCTTTTGCCCCGCGCGACTTTTTATCAACCTGTTTGGTATCCATACACCATACCATAGCCTCAGTAGACTTTACCGTCCATAGAGATTCCCCAATCTGCTTGTCTAGTACAGTGTCAAATTCGAGCCCTCGCTGGTGAGGTGGCTCTGACGACCCCTCGGCAGTCTTCTTCTTGAACATCTCCCAGTTGATACCCTCCTTCACAGCTGGGAATACCATCACATTGTATGAAGGTGGCATCTGACTGCACATTGTCGCGATACACTCCTGGTTGAGACTTGAGCCATACTCGAGGACAATGAGGCGGTCTGTATTTTTGAAAAGTTTCGTCAGGGATTGGCGGTCACGTAAAAAGTGAACATCCATGTGAATATTCTTAATCATGCAGAACATGTGGATGTTCATAATTGTGTGCATAGTTGTACAATGAATAGCCTTGCTCCTTGAAAATGCAGCGACAGTGATGATCATCATGTCTTGACTGAGACAATCTTCTTTAAACGATCATCCATTGACCCAATAAATCGTAGATTTCCCACGTGCCCAAGAGTACACGTGACATCAGCGTGAATCTTACCACCCATCTGCTGCCAGCGCCGACAAAAGGCGTAATCCTCTGATAGGTATCGGCGAGACACTGGATCAATCATACAGTCGAAGATGGCGCAATACTTTTCAAGGTCGCGATTCTGGTGGTCATTGACACATTCGAGCTCTGGGTAGTGCGCATACATCTTCTTGATGACGTCGCGCTTGATGAGCATGAAGCCGGTTGGACCGTCGAGCACCTCCGCAAACCCCTCCACAATCGGGACACTCTGACCCTTGAAGTTGAGGACCAGGCTGCTCGTGAGCTTTGCTGGATCTCTTGTGTCACCCTCCTTGATCGCCTTGTCAGCCTGGTCCCATAGTACCGCCTTCTTAGGGTATGCTGCGACACCAACATCGTGACCGGCCTGAATGAGACGGATAACTGACTCAGCCTCGAAGTGAATGTCAGCATCGATAAACATGAAATAGTCACACTCTGACTTGTACAGGAACCGAGCAATCGAGATGTTGCGGGCGCGATGCACAAGAGACTCATTCTCGGTGGTGTCCAGCATCATACCGATATTGTACTGAGCTGCTAGGCGTTGCAGCTTGAAGATGGACTCTGCGTATGCTTCGAGACACAGACCTCCATAGCACGGAGTTGACACGAATACATTCACCATATAAATGACATTACACCAAATTCTTTATCTCATCACGCACAATCGGCTCGAGCTTGTTCATGGTCGGCACCGATACCCCACACACTTGGCAAATGGTACACTTGTCCACGTCCTTGAGGAGCACGTAGATGACTGTCGCCGCCACCGTCTTGGGAGTCTTGCCCATAAGAGCCATACACTCCTGAATCTGCTCGCAGATACGGATCGCCTTCATGCGTGTCCGGCGGCGATCCTCCTCAGGAATCATAGTCAGGTCATTGAACATACGAGCCACAACGTTTGACGCCTGCGTGATACTCTGCTCGGTAGGAGTCTCAATAACCTCGCGAAACATCTCGGCTGTGCGGCTCACATCCTTGTTCGGGATGTTGAACGCCTTGGCAATCTCAGGCACTGTACGCGCAATGTTGTGATTCTTGCAAGACTGGAGCAGGCAGTTCGCCTTGATACCCATTCGCACAGCCCCGCGTGTAAGGCGCTCCTCGCTAAACTTCTTGTACATGTGCTCAGCCTCGCGGACAACATGCACCGGGAGATTGAGAACCTGCTTGCCAGCCCGCTCGAGATCCTGATAGTTGTGAAACAGCGACCGATCCTTGTAATTCATCGAAGTGTGAAAGTCTATCCGCGCAAGCTTCTTCTGCGCATAGCTGGCATTGTACCGGACATTCATGATTGTGCCCATACTCCAAGTTTCACTGAACCGATCATCGGTAGGCATACCGACTCGGGACGGGTCGCTCACCTCGCCGTCATCATCCATGCCTCCGCGCCACTCGGGCTCGTCAGAGACGTACTCGGCGTCACACCTGCCACAGCTTGTGCATGTGGGGAGAGTATGTTCTGTCCATAGCATAGACTCGTCTGAATACCCCATAGTCTTGGTACCACCGCACGGGCACAGATACTCTGAATATTTGGCAATCTCATCCTTACAGGCTCTGGACCTGGCGAATTCACGAGCAACCTGGATCACATTCACTTGAGCCCAAACAGCGTCCATTTTAACATCACATAAGCAATGCGCTAACCAGGGTTTTTAAAATGCACGCTTTTTAATATGCATGTGATAGACTATGCCAGAATAAAAAGGCTTGAGGTACCCCAGCCAAAGCCATCCAAGGAGGGGATACCGCTAACCTTTGCGAACGTCTTTTGTGGTTTGCTAATATGCTTTGGAATCCTAGCACTCTACACTAGATTTATTAATCGTAGTAAGCGTCGACAACCCCGTATTTGATGCACTTTTCAGCTGACATCATAATGTCATGCTTCATGATCCGGTTCACCTTCTTTTCTGGGAGGTTGGTTCGCTCACTGACAATCTCCTTCATATGAGCCATCAGCTTGTTGCAATTCTCCATCTCATCTTTGAGATCCTCGTACTTGCCCCATCCAGCATCAGTACCAAGTTGGTGAATCAGAACATACGAATTGCGCTTTACAAGTCGAGTGTGACCACCGAGGAGCATCATAGCTGCAGCACTTGCGCAGCATCCATCAGCAATAGTAACAATGTTACACTTGGAAGACTTGAGATGATCCATTGCGCTGAGACCGGCGTAGAGCTCCCCACCATCACTCTGAATAAACACTTTGATGGTTGGCTTTTCAAAATCTCCCATCTCCATCTTTATGATTCGTAAGTCCTTCTCAAGCTTGCGGAGTGCGATATTCAGCTCTAAAACCGAGTCAGTGTCTACATCGCAATAAAAGTAGATTTCATTGTGAATCACCTTGATGTAATCGTATTCTTCTTCGGGTTCTTTGCAATCTCGAGACATTGTTTCTTTAGTGTAGATACGGCTCGAGCTTTTAACTTTCTCGTAATGCACAGGTGATTCAGAACATCAAAGTCCTGAGGCTCGAGCTTGTAGTCTGCAATCAGGTTTTCACCAAGACCCTTTTCAAAGTAGTTTCTTAGAACCATCAGTGAATCCACGTCGAGAGTATGACCCGGTACCCTATTTGTCATTGCGAGCACTTTTTTCTTCCGCATACACATGTTTGAAAACTTGGTCCATATACTTCCTGGTCTAATATCCTGATTTGTGACTGAATGATCAAGGAGATGAGAAGGCCATATACATGATTCAATCCCGAAGTACGGTAACAGATCCCAGTGGCCTTGATAAATCTTTTCGTCGACCATAGCTGCTCGGCTCATGCACTCGAGTATCTCCAGATGGTTCTTCGGGTCGCCATCTATATAATTGTCAAAAATCATGTCGAGCACGTGACCATGCTCCTGGATGTGATCACCTATAAAATCCATAGGCTTTCGATGACCACCCTCACAGATCATTGACCTCACGAAATCCTTTGGATTCCAAAATATATCTTTACTGTCTGAGATGCCCTGCTCTAAAAAACGGATATCACCGTTGCACTTGTCAACCAAGTCTGGGGATGCTCCCAGAGTCTTTGCAATATCTAGGAGCTGATCTCTGCTCCGGAGTGGAAAACGGTATGAGAAAATATCAAATGCTAGATTTGGTGCAGAATTACCTATGATGATAAGCCTCTCGTTGCCTGTCAATTCGCGAACACCTATGAGGTCATCCACACTGTCAAAATCATCTATGAGTATTGGACATGCTGATGACTTGATCTTTTCCAAAAAGTCAATTGTACTCTGCTTGCTCTTAAGGATGGAAGCTTCCAGATCTACACATGGCTCTATAATCTGACGTACACTCCAAGTTTTGCCTATACCTGGGGGACCATACACAAACACAGACTTGTTCTCGGTGAGAACCTTGCGAAGATGCTCGTCAGAGCTCTTTGGTTTTTCTCGCCTCAGAGTAATAATACGGTCCATGGAGTCTGACTCTATTACCGCTCAGCTCTTAAATATGGTATTGGAAAATAACGCGTTCAAGGAGAAGATCCTCCCATATCTAATTACCTGGCTTGTATTCAATATCCTACTCCTGACTCTGGTCCTGTACATCAGCATCAGAATAACTTTCAAGTGAAGTAGTAATGTACAAGCTTACAAAGAGCCCTATACAGGGCAAAAAGTGGCGAGTAATGCTTCCTAATGGCAAGCACGTAGACTTTGGGGCCGAGGGCTATCAGGACTTTACGATGCACAAGGATCCAGCCCGAATGCAAAAGTATCTGGTCAGGCACCAGAAGCGCGAAAATTGGACCAAGTCTGGGGTGGCTACAGCAGGGTTCTGGTCTCGTTGGATCTTGTGGAGTGCTCCCAGCCTAAATGGAGCCATACGCAAGACTGAGGGGGTACTCGGAAATAAAATCACGAGGATATAATAATGAGCAAATACATTGTGTTTTTGATGGCAATCCTGATAATCGCAGCAACTTCTATAGGTATCCAGTGCATTGGGGATGACAAAACAAAGGCGTCCAACAAAAAGTATCTCGTTTACATGCTTATCGGGGCTATATTGGCCCTTATAGGGAGCGGGTTCATGATCTTCAAGAGGCCGACAAAGGTTGTAGTCGAGACTACAAGTGTGAATATGGCGCGCGGAAATGTCAACGCAGCGCCAGCAGGTCTGAAGCAAGCCTAATACTCCAGAGTCTTGTCCATCACAACATTCTCACCAGTCTGCGATGCTTGAGTTACAGCAGCCGAAAGTGCTGCAAACAGTTGAGGGCTGCGCTCAGGCGCAAACTCGCACGTTGTATTAATACCCATACGCTGACCAACAGCAAACGCATCCTGATTCGCCCCAAGGTAGACAAAGTCCCAACCCTCCTTGGTGCGCATCCCAGTCAAAATCTTGATATGTTCACTTGTATACTTATGGCTCGAGTTCTCCTCGCCATCAGTCAGGATAATCATAATCGCCTTGGTTCCATCCTCCTTATTCATAACCTCACCCATGGCATCCAGTAGTGCTGTTGACCCACGGGGAACATACGTCTCCTTGGTAAGGGGCTTGACATCAGCAATAGGGGTATCCTTGTAAACCTGATTCACCTCGTGATCAAACAGATAGAGGGACATCGTACCACCCAGAGCTCGCTGTGAATCCACAAACGAGTTGTACCCACCAATCGTGTCATCCAAGATGGTGGCCATGGACCCGGACCGGTCGAGCAGGAAAATACGGCGAGTCTCCATTAAAGATATAGTGGGTCTTTCCTTTAGATGGAGATTTGCGTATCCCATTACAGTGAAAATCTAGAGTGGCTGAAGGAGGCTGACTGCCCCGTGGTTGTCATTGATCATGACGGAGCTGAGCCACATCCATTTGAGACTTTTCTAACGATACCAAACTCTGGCTACGAGGCTTCCGTCTATCTCAAATACATCATCGAGCGTTATGATTCACTCCCGGACCATGTTGCATTTATCCATGGGCACGAGGAGGCGGATCACCAGCTCGGTGGGCGACCGATGCTCGAGATGATCAAGACGGCAAATATCAAAAAATACGGCTACGTCCCTCTGAACAATGCTTGGCGCAATGTCCTCTCTGATATGCAGTTGGTACAGTTTAAGGATCGGTGGAAGCAGCTGTTTACAGCCCCTATGCCGGATCGTTTTACTCTTGATACTGCTGCACAGTTTGTAGTAAGTCGCGAGAGGATTCTAGCCAACCCCAAGTCCAAATATGAGTTTTTGTACGACAATATTGACACCAAGGATGATGCAACCATCATCGAGCATATGTGGCATTACATCTTTGGTGAGAAGATATCAATGACGCCATACAAGGATCTTTTTGATCCACCCCTCACAGAGATTAAGATGTGCAATTATCAACTTGCTGTGGGTAAGTTCAAGATTGGCTTGACAGCCTCGGATGAGTTTTGTGACAAGCTCAAACTCCCTACTGACATTATCCGCGTCCGAGACTCTGAGACATATCTCAAATACAAGAATGACGGTACTATCTTGATGAGACTGGCGTTCGAGCCTCCACTCGACGCTGAGGAATCGGGTGCAGTAACTATTGTATTAAATATTACAGAGGCGCATGCGATGTATAGAGTCATGCAGCGCGAGGCAGATCTAAAGGCTGTAACTTTACTGAAGGTATAGGGATGGAGATTTGTGTATCCCATTATAATGAAGATCTTCTATGGATGAGAGATTGCGAGTTTCCTATATCAGTTGTAACTCATCACGGTCCCGAGGCTAAGCCACCCGAGATAGCCGTGAAGGATCGGTATGTAATTATGAATATAGGACGAGAAGCATCAGCCTATTTGCATTATATTATTGCTCGTTATGATACACTCCCTGACAAGGTGGCTTTTATTCACGGGCATGAGAATGCTTGGCATCAAAACTCTGACCGTCCATTTATGGACATGATCCGGGATGCCCAAGTTGACAAGTTTGGGTATGTACCACTCAACAACCACTGGAGATGTGTAAACACAGTGTCACAGTTCAAAACTTTCGAAACCAAGTGGAACGAAATGTTCAACATGAAGCTTCCGGACATTTTCATAGTTGATTCGTGCGGACAGTTTGTAGTGACCCGTGAGCGTATTTTGCGCAACACGCGTGAACAGTACATCGAGCTCCTCAGTCATATAGAGTGCGACGAGTATGCTATTATCCTCGAGCATTCATGGCATTATATCCTAGGGGAGAAGATTTCACTCGAGCCAAGAAAAGACTATTTTGATCCACCCCTGAAGGAGATTCTATACTTTTGTGCAAGTCTGCCAGCCTCATCAGCCGAACTCAAGTTTGGGTTTATCGGTAACGAGTCAAGAATCAAACATTTAAATGGACCGATCGTGCACGTAAAAACTCCTGAAGAGTACGAGTACTATAGACGTCGCGGAACGTTGTTTTTCAGGTACACAGATGACTCACCAACTGTAATTCTTGAAAATGAAGATCGCAATGCAACTTGTCTAGTTGACACTGACGAAACACTTATGAATTATTCAAATACCGCCATGTGCGTATGTCTGAAACACGAGGAGCTCATCAGAGACAAGCTTTAAAATAAAATCCCCAGGATAGATACCATTACTTGATGGTTGGGGACGAGGTGCAAGCCTCGTATTACAAGTTTAACCTTGACTTTCTTGACCAAGCTTACAGCGAATGGACGAAGGTGTTCCCGACCATCCGTCCATTCTATGCTGTGAAATGCAATCCACATCCTCTCATCGTCGAGCGTATGGCTCGACTTGGCGCTGGATTTGACTGCGCAAGCCCTGCAGAGATTGACATTGCGTTGCAGTTTGTAGATCCTGGCGATGTGCTTTATGCCCACCCGTGTAAGCGTCCATGCGATATTCGTTATGCTCGCTCGAAAAATATAAAACGCACCACATTCGACTCTGTGTGTGAGCTCCAAAAAATTGCTCTTGACGCACCCGATATGGAGGTTATACTCCGTATCAAGGCTGATGATCCTCACGCCATTTGCCCACTTGGCAACAAGTATGGCGCAGACACTGAAAAGTGGGATGAGCTCTTCAGTACAGTAAAAAGACTAGGTCTGAATCTGACTGGTATTTCGTTCCATGTGGGGAGTGGAGCTCAGACCGAGTCCGCATACATCGAGGGTGCTAAAAAAGCAAACGTTGCCGCAAATATGGCAATTCAGTATGGACTGAACCCAACTGTAATTGATATTGGTGGTGGATTTACATATGGTAAGATCCCCACTGGCCTTTCATCCACTGTTTCAGATTATCTAGTGGGATTCGAGGTTATCGCAGAACCTGGAAGGTATTTTGCCGAGCGCGTCGCCACCCTTTACACACCGGTTATCGGTTACAAGGATGGCGCAGTCACAATTGATGAAAGTCTCTATGGAGCATTCAACTGTAAGATGTTTGATCACGCAGATCCAGTCTTTTGCGAAAAGGCTGGGCCGACATCAGCCAAGAGCATCTTTGGGTGCACTTGTGACGGTATAGATGTCATCTGCGAGTCGGTCCAGCTCCCAGAGTTGAAGGTTGGAGACGTTCTGGAATGGCCCCGCATGGGCGCATACACGATGGCAGCAACAACTTCGTTCAATGGTATTCCTTTTAATAATCGTCAAGTTAAAACCTAGTAGCATTCAAGAAATATGACACTGTACGATGATCTAGGGCTCCAGCCCAATGCATCACTCGATGAAATCAAAAAATCTTATCGAACACTCGCTCGAAAGCACCACCCAGACAAGGGTGGCGATCCCGAAATGTTCAAGAAGATTTCGCAGGCGTACGATGTACTATCAGATGACGGCAAGCGCCGTATGTATGATATGACGGGGTCAGAGACTGGTGAACCCCAGGGTTTTCCGGCTGGATTTGCGGGTGGTGGACCATTCGACATGTTTATGAATATGTTTAACGGTCATCAGGGGGCACCGGGACATCGTGCCGACTTTGAACACGTCATCAGGTTGACTCTGGATGAAGTGTATCACGGGGTGGAGAAACACCTCAAGGTGGAGATTGTCAAGAATTGCTTTTCATGTCTGACAAAGTGCCAGACTTGCGGGGGTAGAGGACAAGTCCAGAGAACAATGGGATTCATGATGATGAATAGCGCGTGCCCGGCTTGCCAGGGCTGTGGCTCGAAATCGTCTGGCTGCCCCTCTTGCAATCATAAAAAGGAGATTCGAGAGCAGAAGGAACTCTCGGTCAAGATTCAAGCTGGCACACAGAATGGCGATCATGTTCTGATACCCCACATGGGTGAACAGGCGAGAACATCAGATGAGATTGCAGGAAATCTCATCATTCGACTCCAGGTACTTGACCACAAGGAGTTTCTCAGGGAGGGGAATGACTTGGTGATTATTCGCAAAATATCATTCGAAGAGTCGGTGAATGGGACTATTCTCACTGTGAAACACTTTGGCGGAGAGTTCAAAGTGTCTACCCAGGACTTTGGTGTCATAGATCCACGTCAAAAGTACAAGATTCCAGGCCGAGGGATGAAGGGTGGAGACTTGTACGTTATTTTCGACGTACAATATCCTCCCAAGACTGTAAGGTATGTACTTACCGATTCAGGCTCTCTCTGAAAGCGACTTGCAGGATATTGGCATCGCACCAAAGGAAATCCTCAAAGGGATATATATAGATCATTCATTTGATAGAACTGCGGTATGGTATGGACCCCGCTTCTTCAGAGGTGAAGTGCGCCCAATTTACCTCGTCCTTAGTGTCTAGGGTTCTGGACGACAGCTGAAGATGTAGTACCAACTGCGCTCTAGATAATGACCAACTTCCGGTGACTTGTTCAGAGACACTTGATCAAGCAGCCTCTGATAATACACTTTCGACCTCAGGTGTATTCTTTCTTTACATACTGCAAAGCAAGCCCCATAATACCACTTCATACTATCCGGCTTTGGATATTTCCTGTTAATGTACGTCTCGAACCATTTTCCGAAGCACGAAGGTGCTGGTGACTGATACTCACCATTATACTCTTTGAGTCGAAACGTGTAAGGATCGCATACTGGTTCATAGTTGGCACTGAGTTCAACTGTCGACCAGTCTTTAATCCATTCTGTGATATTGTGAATTGATGGCCGGTGAACATGTTCAAATGGATTAGCCTGAATAAATATGATATTGTTAGAGAGGCATTCATAATTATCTATGATATGGGTCAGGTAACTGTGAGATTCTCTACCGACATTGCACACAGTCAACACATTCAGGTCTGGAATCCTGATTGGATCTCCTTTATTGTATATGATTACACATTTTCGTATATCGTCTGGTAAATCATCTAACCAGTTAATATCCTCATTGTATCTCGATATCACTATTGTTAGATCCATACTATGCCTAGGCAGTTTTTGATATCCCTAATGGCGCGCGGAACACCGCATTGGCTACTGGACCTGGAGCTGACACTGTATTGGGAACTGGAACTGCTGGTGCTGGTGCTGGTACTGGTGCTGGAGCGTCACATGTATCCATCAGGTTCTTGTCGAGAAAGGTCTTTGCATTGTACCAGTTGTATGCAGTCTTGCCAGTTGTCCAGAGTGAAATGAGTGAGATTATGAGGGTGATCCAGTGAGCTGCACCCTTGGTCTTGGTCGAAATCCAGAAAAAGAAGAGGGTAACAAGAAGCATGAATACGCCATACACAGGAGCAAAGACGAGAGTTGCACCCTCTTTCATACCAGTGAGTGGGGATGATTTATAGCTGAGGTATCTCGTCTTGCCTTTGACCGTCACCGTTGGGCAAGTTGCTGAGGACGCCATTAATGATATACTAGATTTTAAGTTGGTGGGGGTCTCGAGTTGACTGGAAAATTTCTTCTCATAGCTGAACTCAAATCGTAATCGTCAATTGTAATAGCTATGATATTCTGGCATGCGTGATAGTGTCTTATACATTCTTCAGCCTTCTGCAGCATCTGCGCCTTGGCAGTTGCATTATTAGAGCTCAAGCGTAGTTTGAAACCACCATGTTCTGCCTCATCTTCATCTATAGCTCGATTGATCCAATAAAAGCTGTATGTTGTCGGACGATTTGCAATTGTCTCTTTAATGAAGTTCAGAGCTTGTAGAGTGTACTCGTAAAACTTTGTAAAAGTACGATCCTCAGTCCACACGAGTCTATCAAGTGCATGCATCATAGCATATGTCTGACAAAACTGCATAGTTTGTGGAATCTGACACTCGTGATAAGGATCAAAATCCTTTGTTGCTCCGGGAGGTCTCGACAGGTAATGACCAGCACCCTTCCGTCTACCCGTAAAGAAAACACGTGCAACTGGTTGAGCATTTCTCATCGACTGTGGAGATACAGTCACACCTAGTGACTGAATCACTGCGGGATCACCCATAAATATTGTGAGAGGTGTAAAATACGTATTTGTCCATAATTGCTCATACGCCTCCAATAGAGGATTCTTTGATACGTTTTGTTGATGTGCTTTCAAAGCTTTTAAATTAGGGAAAGGCTGATCAATATCAGCCGTTGTAGGCGCAGGTGCATTCGTAGCCATACTTACTTTGCAAGTGAGTCATATTTTTATACCGTCTTGGCTGAAGTTGTGATGGGTCCAGCAGTCTGGGCTACACCAGGCGAGGGTGCAGCCACTGGGGCCGAAACCTCTGGGACTGGGACTGGGACTGGGGCTGGGGCTGGGGCTGCAGCCGCTGGTGCATTCTTCTTTACCCAGAAGCGGTAGTTCAGACATGTTGCTGGCCCATCCTTGTTCTTGTAATAGTCATATCCCATAAATGCCGCAATTGCCATCAGGATCAAAATCAAAAGAGTAGAAGCCTCCATTTACTATACACATAGAGAATAAAATGGTGTATGAGATATGATGTCAATCAAGCGTCTGGTTGAAAACGTATACCAGACACTAGGCCCTGGTTATACTGAGGGCATATATCATAATGCCCTGGAGGTTTTACTTCGAAAAAATAGAATGAGCTACGAAACCGAACGCATAATACCCATTACATTTGAGAATCATGTGATTGGCAACTTGCGAGCTGACCTCATCGTAGACGGATCTATAATCGTCGAACTCAAAAGTACACGGACTTTGACCGGTGCAAACCGACTCCAGCTCCAGACATATATGCATCTCCTCGGAATAACAGATGGTCTACTGGTGAACTTTGGGTCCGAACGCGGACTGCAAATGGAACAAGTCTCTGGAAGATTCGGGCAATTTCAAGTTGTTCCTTCTCCCACAACTCTGGATCTCTATGCCCAGCCTCCATCGCCTCGATAGCCCGATCAAGGTGTGAGGCTGCGTCAAGTATATAGAATTCATTTGACATTCCAATAAGTCTCCCAAGTATCCTCCTGACATCTGATACAAGCCTCTCTATGTACATACTAGACTGTTGGGATATATTCCCACTTTAAATCACTGCAGATGTTCTTCCAAATCTGATCCTGCTTGTACAGCTTCTCCTTGGACTTTAGAAGAGGGAAGCAAGGCAGGTATTCATCTTCACTTAGGAGCTCGCAGAACTTGTAAAGAACATACGAGTAGCTTAAAAAGTTTTTACGATCAGCTGGGCAATGTCTCTCAAAGGGTGCTTGAACCTGGTTGAACATGAGACGAAGACGATCTTCCAGAGCTTGAGTCATCGTCGGAGGTTGAATCCCATTGAGAATCGTTGCAATGTAGGGTGAGTGTTCATAGTATTTGTTGAGTCTCAATTTCTTGAGCACCTCCTTCACCTTGCTATTAGTAATTTCAGATACATCCTTGATGCGACGCTTTTTAAATTCAGCTCGGATCAGGTTGATAACATCGATTGGCACAGTTGTAGACTCTTTCGCCTGAAATTGAGCAATCCATTCGTTGAGATGATTGTCACGCTTGTACGAGTAGTTGACATTCTTCTCCATCTCTTGCTCCTCCTTGAACCCCATCTCTTCACCGAGTATGTATTCTGCTCTACCACAATGGATGCAGATTTCGTCACTTTGTGCAGAGTCGGCTATGAAACTGGTTGATCCGCATGTACAAGTACGAAACAGGCTAGAACGCTGAGCTGGTGTATCAGACGTCTTTCCCTCTACATTCTGGAGGTACTTGTCGAATATATCCTTGCGCTTCACGCCTCCGCGCTTTGATGAAAAGAGGGACGATGTCTGAACTTCATTCTTCTCTGTGTACTCTGAAATGTAGGGGACGCACTGTGCTATGTATTCATACATCTTTTCCGGATCAGACTGGAGCTCTCTTATTCGTTCATTGAATCGAGCCTCCATTAAAGCGAAGGTTCTCTATTCTTTTAATATGCTCAAGAAACTTTTCTTTTTCGTGGTTGGTATTCTGAATATGTTCAAGCCTGGTGATTGGAGTGTCATCCAGATGAAGAAGTTTGGAGAGACGAACATCTTCAAGTTTTTCTATAATGGCAAGGTGTTCAACTATGTTGGTGACAAGTTGCCAGGGAGCCTCGGACGTGGTTTTTTTATGCCCATCAAGTCTGCTCGGTGGAATGGAGCGGATGTGACTGAGTATGTCAAGACGTTCGCTGGGCCACGCCAGGACTTTTATAACAAGATCCCCGATCTGTCAGCAATGTTCTATCAGGTGGTTGAATCAAAGTGGGTACCAAAGCTCCGAGTAGTTAGGGGGAATGGTATTCGCCTTGAGTTGACTTTTCTAGAAGATAAGAAGATAGAGCCTCTGCAGGGCAAACTTGAGGTGACCAACCTAATGGGTCAGACAAAGACGTATGACTCAGTCCACCTTAGGGGCAAGATAGAACTTCATGTCACCGAGGTTAGCAATTGAATACTTGAGAACAATAGGCATGTCTGATTCCGTCACGTGCTGAAGGAGCTGGACACTCGAACACATCCCAGTAGCCTTGGTGAACAGATTCATATACTTGAGGCTGAATAGGTTGCCCACCTTGCAATCCACCTTGGCGGGACACTCAATCACAGTGCTCTGATTTGCAAAGTCTCCTTTACAACTCAGCTGCAGCTCCGCCCCATCTCGGAAAATTTCAATATCATTCGCGAGATTACCCATATCACGGCAGATTCGCTGAAAGTCAACCGATGGGATGGTTGTCATGACATCCATCTGGAGCTCTGGGACATCGAGGATGTCCTCGTTAATGTCGAGTAACTTCAGACTAAACTTAGTCTTGGACTTTTTAATCTCATTCTCAATAACAAACTCTACAAACTCTGAATCGTCACACGTCAGAGTCAGAGTATCGTTGTTTGTCACCGACTTGAGGAGCTTGTATGTATTTGACATGTTCATGCCTGCAATGATTTTGTTAGGGCACGAGTACTCTTCGAAATTCTCAGAGCTGAGGTGCATGTGGACCAGTGACACTCGTGCAGTATCAAGACTAAGGATCCGGATACCATCTACATCGAAATAGACATTCACATCGTTGATGATATCCTTGAGCACCTCGAAGATGTTACGGAAGGCGGTCGCCTGGATAGTCTTGAGATGCATCGTAGATTTTTAGGCTTTTAATTTTTTAACTCTGTCATAGCCTCATCGATTGTTTTATTCATCCGATCTTCCAGTTCTCTGGAAATAGTTGGCTTGAGTGATTGACCGTACATGTCAAGGTTGAAGAGTCCGGTGTCACTCTCGGTATTGTCCAGACAAGACATTCCTATGCATGCCGATTCATACTCTGTAAAGGATGAGGGGAGCATAGACTCGAGCCAGGCTTTGACCTCACCACCCACGAGCATCTTGCCATCGGATGTGATGAGGGTGGGTACACGCTCGACCCGTTTTGGGACACCCTTGTTGACGTTGTGAAACTTGACCATACTCTGTAGAGCTGGGTTCTGCTGGATATACTGAATGATCGACACACAATGTTTACATTTGTCACTGAACACCAGCACAGACATCTCCTATTACTGCTAATTTGATTGAAATTATTTTGACGCATAAGAATAAATGCGGACTCTCGCAATTGTTATGCTTGTTGTTGCACTGGCTTGGACTTTCAGGGGTAAAATGGAAATGCTCGAGTCTGTCACGCCACTGGGTCAAGACACTGTGTCAGCTTCGGCAATCCAGGCTATTCTGAAGGAGGTACTCAAGCAAAAGCCAAATCTGTACCCCCTGGACACTGTCTTCGTCAGACCCGAGGGTTCTACAATCTCTAGTCGATTCCTCTTCATGGATCGGACAGACTATTCTGGTATCCAGTATGATGTCAGGGCTGAGCTCCTGGGTGACCAACAAATCAGAATCACCGAATTGCAGGCATCAGTCAACCCCAACCTTGTCGGCCCATTCAAGCCCTATGGTAAAGCCAACTACATCAACTATAAGGATGTGACGGGGGGTCTGGATGCGGGAATATTTGATGTAAAGAATATGATGGGTACAGTATGATTACAGCGCGTGAAATACAAAAGATTGAGACGGAACGAAGAAAAATCAAAAAGGAGACTTACAAGCACATACTGGCCCAGTTTGATCGCAAGATTCGCAAGGCTGTTGAACTCGGTCAGTCGAATGTCTTTTTGCAGGTTCCAGGCTTTGTTATTGGTTTCCCCATGTACGATATCCGGCAGGCTTCCAACTACCTAAAGCGCCAGCTTGAAAAACTGGGGTATCACATTGTTCAGAGTGATAGTGAGTTTTTTTTGACTTGGGGGTCGGAGCCCGTGTACGAGCCACCCCCAGTTGAGCCACCGGTGACGGAGGATGTTGATTTCCCCACCTTCATCAACCTTCGCAAAATCGCGAATAAAATAGAGAACAAAAATCCAGGCAGACGGTAAATGGATGTCCTTGTCGAGGCGCGAAGGGAATACCTCCAAGTTCTCTACGAATGTATGGTCCCTGAGATGATTTCATCATTTTATCAGCTATATCTCGAATCTGAAAAGATGATGAAGAATCAGGCGAATCGTCTCATTCAGTATCAGAAGTTTCTGAAGGAGATTAAGAATTGGAACAACTCGATTGTCAAGGAGCACGCGGACGCGATGAAGCGGGATTGCCCTTGGTTTGATGATCTGATGGTGGCTGTCATTGTAAGCAGTGTCAAGATCATGTCCTCTGTCCGCCTCACAAAAAATTCCAACAAGATTTCTCTCAATATTCCCAAATCAGAGGACTTTGTGCACGAGTGCTACAAGGGGGCTGCAGAGGACATTTACAAACAACCATATGTCATGTCCGAGCTGATGACGGATGACGAGCGAGAGGATGCTCTGTGGGATCGCGTGGCTGAGTGTATCGAGAAGATCATAAAGAAGTATGTACCTCTCCAGCAGATTCTGGCGATGAATATTGCATCCCCTACATCAACGTCAGACTTTGTCATTGATGATGGTCCAATTGAGGACAACGATGATCCAGATGTGCAGGAGGAGGGTCAGGAGCCAGAAATTACTGAGGAGTCACAGCAGGAAATGCCTATGGGTCCTGAAGAGCCACAGCAGGAAATGCCTATGGGTCCTGAAGATGTCAAGAGCATCCCAGTATCAGCCGAGTCTATGCAACCCCCACAAAACGATGATGATGTACTGTTCCCGGATGCACCGGAGAAAAACATTGCAAAACAGTAAATGGACCAGCTGCGAGATCCACTCATGGCTGCAGCTTTCGCAGCAGCCGCAACAGCATTGTACATATATTTCAAAGCAAAACTGAACAACGAGTCAATTCCCTCCAACTCTGTCTACATTAAGCCCGCAATCCTAAATGCAATACTCGTATACTTTATCGTTTCGAACGGGTCGGGTACAAAGCCTAGAATCCTCACCGAACCCTACTGAGATGCACTCGACGATGGGTTGATACTTCAAACAAGGCTCGTCGAGTGGAGTGACTGTACCAGGAAGATCAAGCCTCATCACAGATCCATACTGATGCAGTACAACCTTGGGAATAAATCCAATATGATGCCCACCACAAATCACTTTGACCGCATTTGGGTCATATTGATTCGTTGGATCGCGCTCGAAAAAGCATTGGGTGGGGCCTCGCAGAGATCCCAGGAATCGCTTGACAGCGTCGGACCGGTAATAGCCACCAGCTAATACAAATCTCAACATATTTCATCAGAGGCTATCCTCTTTATTCTGATTGGATCGCCCGCCATATGAAAGTCGCCATCGTACGAATCCGAGTCATGCTCCTCGACTATATTGTCACGGCACATGATTGTCCTAGTTCTGGACACTGGGAGACATCTCCAGGATCCATTGGTGTTTGGCACAACATCAGATACACTTTCATGGTACATCGAACCATACTCCCAAAACTCATAATAGCTTAGTTTCATCTCGTTGATGTAGTATCTGTGATCTTCTGTTCCTATAGTCTTTGGTACAAACTCGAGCCACTTCTTATCTAGCTTTCGTGGAGCGAAACCAAGGCTTCGTCTCCCATCAATGTCTGCGAAATGGGCTATGCGTTCCAGGATATCTGGCGGTGTCTGAGACCACACGTTTATATCCATAAAGTTAAATAGGAGAGTATTCTATAATACATGACTCACTTGTCTCTTATAGCCAGTCTCATGACTGAGATGCACAGGATGCAGCCACCCATCCAGCCTGCTGAGGTGGAGCTCGAGCAGGACTGGTATGACTTTGAAAAGACTTTGGGGGAGTTCAAGGAGGAGTACATCAAGACTCATTCGCATGCAGTGGCGTGCACAAATGAGTATGTTGAGAAGATGACTGATATCAAGAAGCTCAACCTAGCCATTAATCAGAGTGACCCGGTACTCGCTGAGAGTGTAATCAAGCTCATACAGGATTACAAGAAGAATAGCAAAATCGACGAATTGAAGGATGATGCTTCGTTGTGGTCGGGCAAGGCCAAGGCGATGGAGGCTATCCTCGTCAACACAAATGCGAAGCAGTACTCAAAGTTCACTTGTCCAGTGTGCATGGACCGACTCTCGGATGTATGCATCGATCCATGTGGTCACATCATGTGTACTGCATGTCTTCAACGAATGAACGAGTCAAGATGTCCTGGCTGCCGTGTCGAGATTCAAAAGACTCTACGAATGTTTCCGCTTGCATAAAGAAAAAAGCCTAGTGTATAATATGACGTCTGTGGGCGCTTTCAATGACATGATGGATCAGTTTCTTCAGGAGCTCGTTCTGACTTTCCCAGACGAGCCAGCAATTAAGAAGTATCAGGTATCATTCGAGGTGATTCGCAAGGCGAATGCTCGCATGTGCATGGAGCAGTTTATGAGCAGCATTACTCCATATGCCAACTACATCTCTCAGAAGGATGAGGCGTTCTTCCTTGAGCACGCGAGTGAGATTGAGTTTATCAAGGAGCTGAATCTGCCGAAGATCTGGACTCCAGAGCTGTCTCAGAATACAAAGGATGCGATTTGGCAATATCTCCAGAGTCTGTACTTTTTTGGCTCTATGCTTGGGACTCTGATGTCGGCACTCCCAGCCGACACTCTGACGGCCATCGAGCAGATGGCTCAGAAGTGCGCAGAGGATATTGATCCAGCAACATTCAACCCATCAGATCTGATGGCTTCCATGTCAAATATCCTCGGGGGTGCTCTCGAAAACAAATAGTGTAATAAAATAATATGGACTTGAAGGAGATTTTCAGAAATGACAAGCTCCTAGAATTTTGGCCTTCATCGAAGCAGCCCGCAAAAGACCGGGTTGCATCGACTGTTAGATTTATTCTGTATGCGTGCGTACTGGTATACATCCTGACGCGCGATGCTCGTATCATGGTTCTGGGCGGCCTCGTGATCGGTACACTGTTTGTACTGGACAAGAATGGTATGGTGTTTGAGGGTCTCGCTCGGCCAACTGTCCGCGACGGCCGCTTGTTCAAGGATGTGAGTATGCCCACACCAAATAACCCGTGGATGAACCCACTGATTACTGACTATACTGACGATCCTGACCGTGCACCAGCCGCGTTTTACCCAACTGTGCGCGAAGAGATTGGTGAGATTTGGGACGAGATTCACCCACACATTCGTCAGAAGGATGCCATGAGAAACTTTTACACGGTTCCAGGCAACACATTCCCCAATGATCAGACTGCGTTTGCACAGGCTGCTTACGGCGTCCCCTTTTCACCACAGTGCCATGACACCCCCATGGCATGTGACCCCGACCGCATGCCATACGGCAGAGGCCAGGAACAGTTCCAGATGCGTGCAGGCTCGGGTGGTTCTGCACGCTAAAAAAGTCTATGCTCATATTAATATGTCTCTTCAGGCAGGACTCCGGTCACTCGAGCCAACTGGCACTCTTCTCCCACTCATCATTGACATTGTGAATGTCGATGATGCTCTTCGTCCAGTAGATACAACCGGCTTCAACAAGCTTTACAGTGAGCAGCCATACGATTTCCCCAACTTTTATGTCGACACCCCCGTTCGCGTCTGGACACAGGACCCCATTAGCACAACCGCTGAATACCAGAACAACGATTTCATGCGCAGATACCTGAAGAACTAAAAATCTTCTTTGATAGAAGTAATGGATCCACTACCTCTTCTTGCGATAGTTGGATTGATATTCGCGGGCAAACAGCTCAGTACAAAGGAGAAGTACACCGGTAACCCAGCTGATACCGGTAGCATCACCAATGAGGCTGACCTCGAGCGTCGCAGTCGCCAGATGTACCACCTTCAATCAAACGATGTCGGCGTTGATGGTGGTTCAGCTGTAAAAACAGCAGGGCCAAAGGAGATTTTCTACGGAAGCGGTGTACCCTATATGAAGAAGGAGATTGTAAGAAATTTTGGCGATCTGAAGCCCGACTCGAACCGTCTCCCATTTGGTCAGCCCGTGTATGACCTTTACAACCGCCAGGGCATCACCAACAAGATGAACAACCTCGCACCAGCCGAGAAGATGCAGGTTGGCCCAGGTCTGGGCGTTGACCCAAGCATCGCAGCTCAGGGTGGCTTCCAGCAGTTTTTCCGTGTGATGCCCACCAATACAAATGAGAATCGCCTGACACAGCTCCCAGGCCGGTCGGGTCCACCCGAGTCATTCGTAAAGTCTGCGCCACCCGTCCAGGGTGCTCTGACCCAGACCCAGCGTCCAAGCAAGGTGTATACTCGCGATCCAGTGAGAGGAAAGGCTCACGGCGGTCAGGGTGTCATCGAGGCGCCAGAGTCTCGCCCGAGCTTCATCAAGACTTCCGAGCCGACCCTCAAGGATCAGACTGTTGTCCGTGGCGATACTCTCGCATTTGGCCCAGCTCAGTACCAGAATGTCACGAGCAGAGATGCACGCGATGTCACCGGCAACCAGATTCGCCCGGATGACAAGCGTTCACAGAAGATTGATGGGTTTATGCCAGCTGGTCGGATGAATGTCCGCCAGGACCCTCTTGGTATGAATGGCTCAATCTCGACTATCCGGCAGGATGATATCCAGCTTCCTCTCCCACCACCAGATGGTGGGCGTTTCCAGCAGTATGTAGATGCTGAGATGTACTCCAGCATGAATGTCAACAAGGGTCATCGTAATCCATACGCTGACGCTGAGAATCTTGACGTAGCCAAGAGTCAACTGCAAGGTAACCCGATGGCATTTTCAATTTCGAATGTGTAGACACTCTACGAAAAAAACCTCGATAGAAAGTAAATGTCTGGTGGTACAGTCCAGCTTGTTGCAATTGGTGCTCAGGATGTTCATCTCTCAGGGAAGCCCGAGGTTTCATTCTTCCGGGCAAACTATAAGCGTCACACCCACTTTGCTCAGTCAGTTGAGCGTCAGATCATCCAGGGTAGCGTGTCCTCCGGTGCAATGACAAGCATCCGCGTGGAGCGCAAGGGTGACCTCCTCAGCTATATGTATCTGACGGCCAAAAATTCCAACGGCCTCGTGACTGCAGTCGATTGGACTAAGCACATCGACAAGGTTGAGATGTACATTGGTGGCCAGCTGATTGACACCCAGGATCAAACTTTCAACTACCTGATTGAGCCAGTCACTATGGGTGATTCATATTCCAAGCGCTTCCTCGGCACCGCCACAGGAGCAGATGCAAGCTCCGTCCGTACCAACATCATCAATACATGGTACCCATTCAAGTTCTTCTTCTGCAAGGATTACCAGAGCTCACTGCCACTGGTGGGTCTCCAGTTCCATGACATCGAGTTCCGCATCTACTGGACATCCCCCAGCGACAGCTACCAGTACGAGGCCTGGGCCAACTACCTGTACCTCGACAACTCTGAGCGCGACTACTTTGCAAGCACCGACCTCGACATGCTGATCTGGCAGGTGCAGCGTGTTCTGCTCCCAGCCGACTACAGAGCAGAGCTGGTGTTTAGCCACCCAATCAAGTTTATCGCCTCGAATGTCTCCCCATACTCGAGCGGCAGCCAGCAGGTCAAGACGCAGATTAACGGTGTGGATGTGGGTGAGTACCGTGGTCTGCCCCACTGGGTCGAGGTGCCCCAGTACTACCACACTCCATTTGGCTTTTCCAACCCAGCATCTGCTCAGCCGGGTGCACCAGCCCCAGTGTTCATGATTCCATTCTGCCTGGACACATCCAAGCTGCAGCCAACTGGCCACCTTAACTTTTCCCGTATCGACTCGTACCGCCTGCTGTCTCTGCTCGGCTCAGGTGTTCCACTGACTGGTACATCTGGCACAACCATCTTCGGCGCTGGCTCCCTGGCCCCAACCCCATACATCTACGCAGTCAACTACAACATCCTTCGCATCCAGAAGGGTCAGGCTGGTCTGCTGTACAGCAACTAAATATGATATAGTAGTAATGAGCTGGATCTCCTTGCTCGCACTTATTGTGTTTGTGTTTGTTCTGACATACAACCCACGTTCAGGGGTGATTAATAAATATATAAATACCTAGTAGGGATGGAAAAGCATAAAGCAATCGCTATTCCCGTTAGCTTCATTGATGATAAACCTCATTTCTTGCTTGTTCATGACAGGCGATACAAGGAGTGGACATTTGTGACTGGTGGGTGTAGGAAACGTGAGGTGTACAACCCTATACGGTGCGCAGTTCGCGAACTCGAGGAGGAAACTCGAGGCATCCTAAACCTGAAGAAGGGGACATACTCCTACTTCAAGTTTGAGACTCTCCAGAGGGAGTTTGAT